CACTGGTCTATGAGGTCGTCGATAGATTTCCATCCCCGCAAGTTGAAGTAGCCGACGCAGAAATCCGAGCGATCCGAGACATGAAGCGTTTCCCGCAGGGGAGGCAGGAAGTCCATGTCAATGTTGTCAAAGATGCGGGGCATTGCGAAGGAGTTCTAATCTGTGAGGTGGAACAAATACGGGGAACAGGGGCCGATCTATTGTGAAACGAACTCAAATTCCGACTGTTCGCTGTCGGGAAGGCCCGAGATTTTCATCTTAACGATTTGCAGGAGCCGTGGTTTGCCATTTTGATCGCGCTCAATTTTTCCTTCCACGAGTGCGGGCCGTCCCAGCCATGTCTTGGCTACAGGCTCAGAAATGTCCTTGCCATAGACGCACCGCAGGTCGTTCTGCTGTCCCTCGGCAATTCCCCGGAGGTCGAAGCGTTTTGCGTCCAGGTCCATTTCACGGATTTCCCCGCGTGCTTGGAATTCCTTTCCGCCGCGGACAGGGGTTGCCATCAGATGGGCGAGGCTCTTGCGTGTGGAGACGGTCATCGGACAGACGCTTGGGATTTCCACTCCCCTGCCCCCTACCCGAACAGATGCGACCCCGCCTCGTTGTGTGGGGGCCAGTTCTTTCACAGCTACCAAGGCAGCGTCTCTCAAACGAGGATCCTGAAATACGTCCTTTGCGTGTTCCGCAATTGCGCTCTCTCCCTGGCCCTCAACCTCTCCGACCGAGACGCTGAATTCTCTGATGGCACGCACCGCGTCCCTTACTGCCATGAACATCGGGTCGTGTTCGCCCAAGAGACTCTCGCCGGGTGACGGGGGGTCAGGAATTGTGAAGCCAAACCGAAGTCCCGTGTTTCGCGCTAACTCGGTGAAGCCCAATTCCATGTCTTGAGAAAGACGGAATCGCTTCTGCGAGGGGGGCTGACCTGCGATGGTTTTTGCGACACTGTTGACTTGCTTCTGAACGTGCGAGAAGGTTCTGGTGACAAGCGAGATTTTGGGATGAGCCAGTCTTAGTGCAGGCCCTTCCAACTCAAGGACGAGGTCAGATTCGTCGAGCATCTTGGCAAGTGGCAGTTCACTGAGATAAAGTTCTCGCAGCCACCCCAACTGGTCCGCTGCCATGTCCCGGAAAAATTCCGGGTCGGAATTGCCGTGTTCCTTCACCCATGCGTAGGTTGCCGCAAGATGTTCTATCAATTCGGTGGCCTTGCGGTCAACGAGTTGCTGCCATGGGTGTTTTTCGTTGGGTGCAGTCATAGTTTGAGACGGACGATGCCCTTGCGCATGGCGGTCATGTCGTTTCCAAAGCGCCAGGCTTCATGGGTCTTCACCCTCTGGAACCACTGACGGAAGTCGCGCCCGCGCAAGCCGGGAACGACAACGTGAATGACGATCTGGTAAACCTCCGCGAATTCCTGCCGCACTCGTTTGCTGACCAGCGTGCGAAGAAATCGCTCATTTTCGCCCTCGAAGTCGCGGGCCTCGACGATGACGTCGATGTTGCAGCAACCTTCCCAAGTGGTGATGAAGCTACCGTCCAAATAGAGCGTGACGGGTATGTCGGGAATGAATTCACCAAGCCTCTGTAAGAACTGGCTGAAGCGGTTCAGGAGGGTTTCCCGCCAACCCGACGGGGCGAACATGGCACGAACCTCGTCTAGGGAACAATCGTGGATGCCTTCCGGCAACACCCCTCCGTCGATAATGGCTGGAACGGGCATGGATCAGGTGGCGTGTGGTGAGTCGTGACGGCTCGGCACCGGGTCCGTTTCCTCCTGATTCAACAGGGCATCCTCAAGAGCTTCTGTGCCTGGTTGTGCTAGTGACGCCAGAAACCGGGCCATTTCCGTTAAATCGCAGGCTCGCAGGTTCTCAATGCCGGCGGTCTCAAACTGCCGGAAACGATCTTTTTCGGCGTCGGCGAGGTCGGGCGGGTAGGTGACGATGATCCGGGTGAGGGGGGAGGTGAACGAGATTTTCTGCATCGCGCTCAGAAGCTGGTATTCAAGGTGGCGTTCACGGGGAAACCGGGACCGCGCTTCAATCACCACCTGCAATTCGGGTATCTCGAAATCAAATGCGTCCGATTCCTGACCGAGCCGGCCGCCATAGGGCTCGATGATCCGAAGAATCTGCGCCTCCAGGTCGTGCAACGTCCTGCGAGACTCGGCCATTGAACGGTCACGCTCAATGAGCGCGGTGACGTAGCCGCTGAAATTCCCCCCGTAGAGGTTGTCAGCACGCTGGCTGGCGTATTCCCAAAGCGCGTGGTCCGTGAAATTCACGGATTTGACGCGTCGCTCCGGGGGTTTTTCCTGCCCCGCAGGTGTGGAGATGTCGTTCATAACGTGTGCCCTAGGCGTGAATGTAAGAGATTCGCCTAATAGGTGCAAGTAGGAATTTGCATTTTGATCCGATTTTTTTGTTGTCGCGGGTCGGTGTATGACTTAGAGGTTCTGTCAGACACGCTTTGAATCGCCCAGCACAATGAAGACCAGTCCCAAGCAAGCCACCACCAAATCGACCGCCAAGCGCAGCACGAAATCCGCACCTACCCGTGGAATTCCAACTACTTTTTGGATTCAAGCCGAGGATTTGCAACGCCTGAAACAGTTCGCCACGGAGCACCAGCTTTCCGCTTCGAATGTCATCAACCGGGCGCTCCGCCGCCTTTTGGCCGATGGTAACCCCTTTTTTCGCCCTTGAGTCATACAAATCATACACGCTAATTCCCAATGAATCCGCAAACCACCACACCAGCATGTTCCCTGGCAGTCAGCCGGGGCAGAATCAGCCGGCCACAGAAGGCCGTCATCTACGGGCCGGAAGGCGTCGGCAAATCGACGTTCGCCAGCCTGACACCGGACCCCGTCTTCCTCGACACCGAGGGCGGCACCCACCACCTGGACGTCACCCGGCTCGACGCGGCGGCGACTTGGGACGAAATCACGGCGTCAGTCGCCCAACTTGCCAAGGCTGACCATCCGTTCAAGACGCTGGTGATCGACACCGCCGACTGGCTGGAAAAGCGGCTCTCCGAGCACCTCTGCCGTAAGGCGAACAAGGACAGCATCGAGGATTTCGGCTACGGCAAGGGCTGGGTCCAGCTCACCGAGGAATTCGCCCGGTTCCTCAACTCGCTCGACGCCCTGCTCGCCCGCGGGATGAACGTGGTTTTCCTCGCCCACGCCACGGTGAAGAAATTCGAGGCTCCGGACCAGGCGGGCAGCTACGACCGGTTCGAACTGAAGCTCAGCAAGCAGACGGCACCGCTGCTCAAGGAATGGGCCGACCTCGTGCTGTTCGCCAACTACGTCACCAAGATCGCCGAAAAGGACAACGGCAAGGTGCGCGGCGTCGGCGGCAAGGAGCGGGTGCTGTTCGCCACACACACGGCGGCCTATGACGCGAAAAACCGTCACGGACTGCCGGACAAACTGCCGTTCGCCATCGACTCGCTGGCCCCGGTGTTCGGTGCGCGGGCGGCGGCGGTCACCCCCACCCCGGCAGCCGCGGCTCCGGCCAAGTCCCTCGCAGATCGGATTTCGGAAACTTTCCAGCCGCTCGTGGACATGGCCGACGTGGTCGGGTTCCTCGTCGAACGCGGCAAGCTCAGCTACACGGCGGAAGGTCCGGTCGAATCCATCGACAACCTGGATCCGGCATACGCGGCACGGATGTTGGCAGACCCGAAGCGTTTCGTCGCCACGGTGAACGAGTGGGTCAAGGGGAAGGAGGCAGCCAAGTGAGCGCCCTCCGTCCATCCAACCTGCCGAAGCTGGCGGTCTGCCCGTGCTACGAGAGCAATCCCGTGGCCGGCCCCGCCGCCGAGCGCGGCACCCTGCTTGATTCCGCGTTCCGCGCCGAACTGCTCGGCCTGGAGGAACGCCTCATCATCGCCAACAAGCTGACCGCCGATGAGATTGCCGCCGTCGCCTGGGCGGTGTCGATGGTGCGGGCGATGTCTGGCCGCGAGCGCGTACTGGCCCGTGAGGACGATTGCCGCGTCAAAATGTTGGGACTCAGCGGCACGGCCGACGCGGTGGTGCCGAGCCGGTTGACCCACTTCGACCTGAAGACCGGCATGCGCCGGAATTACCGCGAGCAGATGGCGGCATACGCCCTCGGATTCATGGAATCCCAGTTTGCCGACGAATGGACGGCGCACCTGTTGTTCTGCGACCAGCGGGAAGTCGAGTCATTCAAGTTCACCTACGACGAGGCCAAGGCGGTTGTCGGCGAGGTCATTGAGGCGTTCCACGATCTGAACAAGGCACCCAACCCGTGCGAATACTGCGGGTGGTGCGCCAAGGCCGAAACCTGCGTGGCTCGCCGTGCCATCGTGGCGGAAGCTCTGCCATTGGCGGATCCCGGCTTTGATTTCGAAGCGGTAGCCGCCGACCCGGACCAACTCGGTCGCTTCCTCGCCGCCTGCGCGGTGGTCGAGGATTTCCGCGAGCGTGCGAAACAGATCGCCACCGAACGGATCAAATCCGGCGGTGCGATTACCGGCTGGAGGCTCGTCACCCGCAAGGGCGCGGAGTTCGTCGATTGCGAAACCGTAGGGCGCCACATCGCCACGATGGGCTTCGGCCCGGTGCTCGCCGCCTACGGCAATCTGTCTGCCACCAAGTTCCGCGACCTGTGGAGCCAGCGGATGCCGGGCGAGTCCCCGTTCCCCGAGGAATCGGTGAAGCACGCCGCGCCATCCACCTACCTCAAACAATCCAAACCCAAAGCGAAGCCATGAAACCCAACAACATCGACAGGCCGGTTCTTCGCAAGACGGCAGCCCGCGCATTCTATCTGCGGATTGCCGCCGAGTGGATGACCGGCAAAAGGCGGGTTCCCTCGGCGGTGCTCGCCGATGCCGAACAGGCGGCGCGTGGCGTGCTTGTGCGCCACGCCTGCCAGCCGAAGGCCCACATCAAGCTCCCTGCACCCGAACGCGGAGGCGCATCCCTTTCAACCAATACCCCAACCTAACACACCAACCAGTCCAACACCATGCCTACCTATCAAGCCAACACACCCACCGAACGCCCTGACCATGTGGAACCGGGCGATTACGAGGTCGAGATCGTCGATGCGATTGAGACCCTCAGCAAGAGCAACCACGAGATGATCGAGCTGAAGCTCAAGACATCCGCGGGCAGCTACCTCTACGACTTCCTGGTCTTCATTCCGTCCGCGTTCTGGAAGATCGACGCGTTCCGCGCCGCCACCGGCGAGACCGTCGCGCCGGAGCAGGACGTGGAGATCGTCGCCGACGATCTGATCGGCCGCACCGGCCGCGCCCGCCTCGCCCTTGAGGAATACAACGGCAAGAAGCGCAACAAGGTCGCCGCCTGGCTGACCGGCAATGCGAAGTCCGCCACCCAACCCCCAACCGCCAGCCGCAATGACAACGAGCCCTTCTGACACCGAGTGTTTCTGCGACGAAGCCTATGAAAAGGCCTGGCGGTGTCTCGAAGAGCTGGCCACAATCATGTTAGGTAGTAGGGCGCTTGCCAAAGCGTGCGTAGATGATTGCTTCGACTACGCCCTGAAGCTTCGCACTGGCGAGGTGATCCGGTTCAGCGGTGCCAGGGTGATTTCGCCAGGTTGGGTCCATCTTAAAATAGCGGAGGTTGAGTTCCAGCCGGACGAGCAGGCCTTGCCGTTCCGGGCAGACCGCGGGGTTGATGTGCGCATTGCCGACATCGTCTGGGTCATGGATGCACCGGAGGGAAGTTGAACATACCACCAACAAATATATGCCAGATCTTACATCCAATCGCCTTGGTCTCCGAGCCTATCAGATGAAGGCCAAGCAGGACATCCACAAGGGCTTTGAGGAGTTCGACCGCCAGCTTGGCGTGCTGCCGACCGGTGCGGGCAAAACGATCCTGTTCAGCGCGCTGGCCCGCGACTTGCAGCCACAGCGCACGTTGATCCTCGCCCACCGCGAGGAACTCATCTTCCAGGCGGTGGACAAGCTGCGCACCTCGACCGGCATCCAAGCTGATGTCGAGATGGGCGAAGACCGGGCGTCGCTCGATGCTCCGGTGGTCGTCGCCTCGGTGCAGACGCTCATGCGCGAGCCGCGCCGCAGTCGGTGGCCACGGGACCATTTCGGACTCGTGGTCGTTGACGAAGCGCACCATACGCTCGCCGACAGCTACCTCAACACGCTGCGACACTTCCACGATCATGCGAAGGTGTTAGGAGTCACAGCGACCCCTGACAGAGGTGACAAAAAGAACCTCGGCCGCTACTTCGAGAACATCGCTTGCGAGATCACCCTGTTGGACCTCATCAAGCAGGCCTGGCTCTCGCCGATCAGGGTCAAGACGGTGCCGTTGCAGGTGGACCTGCGCGGTGTGCGCACCTCGGCCGGCGACTTCAGTGCCGACGACCTCGGCCACGCGTTGGAGCCGTATCTCGAACAAATCGCCGACGTGTTGGTCGAACACCGGCACCGCAAGACGCTCGTGTTTCTGCCGCTCATCCGGGTATCGCAGTTGTTTGCCGACATCTGCCGTGATCGCGGTTTGTTGGCCGAGCATGTCGATGGCCAGACGAGCGAGCGGCAGGCGGCGCTTGAGCGGTTCCGCCGCGACGAAACGCGGGTGCTGACCAACGCGATGCTGCTGACCGAAGGCTATGACGAGCCGTCCATCGACTGCGTGGTGTGCCTGCGCCCCACCAAGGTGCGCTCGCTCTACTCCCAGATAATCGGCCGCGGCACCCGCATGTGGCCCGGCAAGGATCACCTGCTGGTGCTCGATTTCCTGTGGCAGTCGGAAGAACACAGCCTGGTTAGTCCGGCCCACCTGATCGCCGAGGACGAAGATGATGCTCGCGCCATTGCCGAAAAGCTCGGCGGCGAAGGTGACCTCGAAGAGGCGCGTGAGGCGGTCAACGCTGACCGGACGCGCAAGCTCGCCGAACGGCTGCGTGCCAACCGGACCCGTCGCGGCAGCGTGCTCGATCCCCTGGAGCTTGCGGTCACGCTCAACGAGGCGGCCCTGGCCGAGTTCGTGCCGACGATGGCGTGGCAGGGGCAGGCACCCACTAGCAAGCAACTCGATGTGCTCGGCAGGTTCGGCCTCGATACCACGGCCATTCTCAGCAAGGGGCACGCGTCCCTGTTGTTGGACCGGCTGATCACCCGCCGCCAGCTCGGGCTTGCCACGCCCAAGCAGGTGCGCGTCTTGCGCCGCCGGGGACACCCCCACCCGGAAACCGCCACCTTCGAGGAGGCCGGCGAGTTCCTTGATGCCTGTTTCTCGACCCGCAACTGATCCCATACCATGGCCCGCTATCGTTCGCCCGGCCTTTCCATGGCCCTGCCGCGCCGCACGCTGGAATACCTCCAGCGGGGCGCGAGCGAGGGCATGCGCAACGCCGAACTTTTTGATGCCACCTGCCAGTTCCGCGATGCCGGCCACTCGTTCGAGGACACCGAAGCGCAATTGCTCGCCCGCGCCCTGGCGGATGGCCTGACCGAGTCCGAGGCACGGACGACGATCCGCTCGGCCTACGCCCGCTCGGCGCGGGAGCCGGTTGGCCCCGGAACAAAGGCCGAACATCACGCCCCGCCCACGGCCGCGCCCAAGCCAGCCACCCTGCCCGCGCCGGTCGATGATGGCTTTGTCCGGTTGTTGGACGCCTGCTTCCGCGACGGCGAGATTGTCGCCATTGCGCCAGCCGCCGAAACCGACGAGGGCGAAATCGCCCCCAGGCGGGGCATCACGCTCACGGTTGCCGAGTGGAAAGGCCGGGTAGCGGCGAAGGGCGGCATTGACCGCGTGTTCGGCACCAAACTCGGGCTCTTCCTGCGGATCAATCCGATGACCAAGGACGGCGCAAGGAACGACGATGTCACCGCCTTCCGTCACGTCCTCGTCGAATTCGACCGCGACAAGGACGGCAACCCGATTCCGAAAGCCGAGCAATACCACGCCATCCTGGCCAGCGGAATGCCGGTGGCCGCTCTGATGGACTCGGGCAACAAAAGCCTGCACGCGTGGATCCGGGTCGATGCGCCGGACGCGGCGGAATACGACCGGCGGGTCGAGGTGATTTGGTCGTGGTTCTCCGGAATCAACCTCGACCGCCAGAACCGGAATCCCTCCCGCTTGTCACGCTGCCCGGACGGCTGGCGCACCGTCGATGGCGAGGTGCGGCGCCAGTCGCTGCTTGCCACCGGCTTTGGGGCAGAATCGTGGACCGCATGGGAGGCGGCACATGCCGGTTCCGATCTACCGAACATCGTCCCCGGCCACTCGTTCATGGCAACGCCCGAGGCTGAGCCGCCCCAGCTTGTAGCAGGCGTGCTCCATCAGGGGGCGAAGATGGTGTTGGGCGGTCCGTCGAAGGCACGCAAGAGCTGGTCGTTGATCGACCTCATGCTCTCGGTATCCACCGGCCAACCGTGGTGGGGATTTCCGACCCGGCGCGGCAGATCGCTCTATCTGAACTTCGAACTCCCCTCGTTCGCGCTCCACTACCGCATCAGCTCGATTGCGGCGGCGAAAGGGATCGACGACTTCACCGGCTTCGACTTGTGGAACCTCCGCGGTCATGCGACCGACTTCTCCGCCCTGATCCCGAAGATCCTCGGTCGCATCCGCGACACCGGCTATTCGCTCATCCTGATCGACCCGATCTACAAGGGGCTGGGTGCCCGCAACGAAAACGACGCCGGCGACATCGCCAGTCTCTTGAATGAGGTCGAGCAACTCGCCGTCAAGTCGGGCGCGGCCGTGGTCTTCGGCGCTCACTTCTCCAAGGGAAACCAGGCGGGCAAAGAGTCCATCGACCGCATTGGCGGCTCTGGCGTGTTCGCCCGCGACCCCGACGTGATCCTGACCATGACGCCACACGAGCAGGATGACGCCCATGTCATCGACCTCACCCTGCGTGCGCTGCCGCCCGTCAAGCCGTTCGTCGTGCGTTGGAACGTCTCGGTGTTCATCAACGACCGCGATGCCGACCCGGCGAAGCTGAAGGCCGTCCAGAGCAATCCGAAAAGCGAGAAGGCAAAGGCCACCTACAAGATGGGCAGCGCCGCCGACCGCTACGGCAAGCTCGTCGAGGATATGCCTCCGTTGTCCAACGGCAAGATCCCCCAGGAGTCCGAAGTTGTCGAATTCATCCGCCAGCGGATTACCGATGTTTCCGGGGACTGCTCGACGGAAGAAGCCGACCGGGTATTCCACTGCTTTGCTTCGATGAAGAAGAACAGCCCGCTCGTTTTCGACCGGGCGACCCGCCTGTGGAGGGGGCGTCGCCATGGAGTTTGAACCTGCAATCCGCGTCCCATTTGAACCCGCTTTCAGGTGCCTGTCAGAACCTATTTCTATCAGAACCAGGCACCTTACTGTAATCCACCTTACTGTTATCCTTACAGATTCTATAAATAGAATCAGAGCGCGAATCGGTAAACCTGATTTCGCGCGCTCTGGTTCGCCTTTTAAGGCACCAGCGCAGTCATTTTTCCATCGCCGGAAAGGAGGTTCAAAATGAACTCCGACGACTATGCCAAACGGCAGTCCCAACGCGATGCCCAGTACGAACGCGACTACGAGGTATGGGTGAAATCCATGACACCCGACGAACGCCGGAATGCGGAAAAGCTCGGTGTGCTCAAACCCTGCCTGCAGCGCCACGGCAACGGCGCAGCCGATCACGACATGGCCGACTCACCACTCGCCAGTCACGAGCCCGACATCGCGGCCTTAGTCGATCACGAGGAGGCGCAACCCGAGACCCACTCGATGGGAAGCGCCACCGAGATCCTGCGGCATCTTGTGGCCGACATCCTCAGCGAAGACAACACCCGCCTGACCATGGATTGCCTGGCGATTGCCCTGGGCCTGCGGGTCTATGCAGGCGACAGCATGACCAAGATCGCCAAACGTTACGGCATCACCCGCGCGGCCGTCTCCAAGCGCTGCGTTGACATCACCGAAAGGCTGAAGCTGCCCCCTTCCAGAGCCATGCGCAGCGAGAAGGCCCGCAAAATCTACCGAAACTCACAACTCAAACGACATCGCTCCGCAAAATCATGAACACCCTTGCCATCCATGACCCAAAGTTTTCTATCACGCTCACCGGCATCCAGTTTAACGAAGACCTCAGCTTTGAGGAATGGGATTCGTTGGGTCAGAAACTCGCTCCGTTGGGCAGGTCAATCGGCTTCGTGATCGGAGATTGGATCAATTACGGTGAAGGTCGCTACGGACAAAAATACGACGAGGCGCTAACTCGCACCGGCCTGACCTATCAAACGCTCCGCGATTTCTCCTATGTTGCCCGCAAGATCGAAATGTCGTTACGTAACGACAATCTCGACTTCAGCCAGCACCGAGTTGTGGCGAAGCTCAAGACCCCAGAGGAAAAGCAGCATTGGATCGACATGGCAGACAAGCACGACATGAGCGTCCGGCGCTTGCGCAAGTCCATCAACTTCGGACGCCTCGCCACCGAGGAAGAAGTCCAGGGTGATCCAGCCGACCGCGGAGTCATCACCCATCTCGCGCTCATCAATCGCCTGCTCCGCTGGTGGAAGCAAACCACCGCCGATGATCCGGTTGACCAGTGGGATGAGGAGCAGCGCGAGAACGTCAAGAAGGACTTCGGCAAGCTCGTTGCGATCTACGAGGCGCTCTAACACAAAATCGCGGGGAGGAATGTTCCAAGCGAGATTCATACCCTCGCCTCTGCGGGTTCAAGTCCCGCCCCCGCAACCACCACTCAACATCATGCCCACCATCACCACACCGGCCCAACGACTGGGACGCATGCTCAGCGAGGGAGTGCGTCTGATGGCCGTTCACCCCGGTCAGACCAGCCTCGACGTGACGCCAGACATCATCGCCATGCTGGACGGGGTTCAAACCGATTTGAAACCGTCAGGCGAGGCAAGGAATCTATTTGAACCACAGACAGTCGGCAGGGACGTCGCCACCCGTGTCCATTTCCCGCGAAATGTGCCAATGGCACTTCCCACATAACGGACCCTCCGGACGTTGACTTCGGGCACCAGGCGATATGGCTCAATCCAGCTTGGAATCAAGGTTTCTCTTCCTCTGGCGCGTCGCCGGTGGCCCTCCCCTGGAGCGGGAAGTTCGCTTCCACACTTCCCGTCGGTGGCGGGCGGATTTCGCACACCTGGCGAGCCGCACCCTGATCGAGATCGAGGGCGGCATTTTCCTCGCCGGGGGTGGCAGGCACAACCGGGGCGGCGGCTACGCCAAGGACGCCGAGAAATACCTGGAGGCCGCCCTGGCTGGCTGGCGGGTCCTGCGACTCACCGCCGCCCAATTGGAGATCGGCGTTATCGAGCGAATCGTCGCGCTGATTTCCCAACCGGCTAATCTTCCCCATTGACCGACCACGTGACTTCGGTATCGTCCCGGCGCACCAAATTCAATTACCGACCTAATCCAAAGCACCACCGCCATGAAACTGACCGCAAAATTTACCGTTGATGTTCAATTCGACATCCCGGATCACCTCTGTGCCGCCATCACCAAGGAAGACATTGCGGAAATGTGTGCCAGCGCGGTGGGAGCCGGCCATGCGGGTAATGGCGTTCAGACGGTAGTCGCGGGCATAGCCCAGTGGAGCGACATGGGGCCGGATTATGAAAAGTCGGATCCGGTGTTTTCGGATGTCTTTGTCGAGGGCGCATTTACCGCGGAAGACATCGAGGTGTACATCGAGGACGACGGTTTTGATGTCCTCGAAAAGCAGTGTGAGGACGATTGATTTCCTCAATACTCCTCGGGCAGGAGCACGCAGGTACTCGACCTATCAGCCTCGGTGATGATGTAGAGCCGTTTGCTGCCGCCGAGCTTGTAGTGGCTGAGAATCCGGTCGCCGTGAATCAGGGCATCCTCGTTCGCCTGCTTGTCCTCGTCGCACAGGTCGCCCCAGTCGCCGCAGTGGTGGCGGCGCATGTAGGCGGCCAGGTCGATTCCGAGTGCGATGGCGCCGGGAGTGGCGACCGTGCGGCCGAGCGGGAAGCGTGGCTTCATCATGTGGTAGGGCATGGCGATCAGGGGTTGGGTTGCGGGGTGACGAGTCCGGAGGCGATCAGGTCTTCGACCAGCGCGGCGGGCGGCCACGGGCGGTGCGGTTTCCCGTTCTGCATCTTGCTGGCGCGGGCGGTCGCCCGGCAGTAGGATTTGAGATCGTTCTCCGGGTTGAAGCTATCGGCCCGGAGTTGGGTCATCAGGTCGGTCGGGTCGGTGGCGATGAAGGTCGCCCCGTCGATGGTGTGGTATGTGGTGTTCATGGTGGTGGTATAGGTTGGGAGTGGCTCAGGCGGCGAGCTTCTTTGCCCGCGCCGTGTAGAATTTCACGAGTCCGGTGGCGTTGACCGCCTGGCAGAACCATTTCATACGGGACATCCCGAGCCCGGTGTCCTGCGGGCGGTTCCTAACCGTGGCGGCGGCTTCGGCGGCGTCGAAGAGGCGGGCCATCAGCCGCACCCAGTTGGTGATCTTCTCGGGATCGGTGGTGCCGGAGTGGTGGCGGACTTCAAGTGTGCGGTGGCGGAAGAAGCTGTGGATGTTGAGCTTCCGGTAGCGGCAGGGATAGAGGTCCCGGATCTGGTCCATGTCCTTGCAGGCGTCGATTGCTTCGAACATCGCCAGGCAGGCGTCGCGGTGGCCGGCGGCGTCGCGGCATTGGTCCTTGAGGTTGGACTGGCAGTAGGTGTTGGAGTTGCCCCGGCGGGACTGCGGCTGGAAGGTGTCGAGGACATCCTCGAATTTGAGCCAGAGTTTGAAGAGGTTCTTGACGGCTTTGAGCTTCATCGTGCTGGCGTCGAAATGGACATGAAATCCGCACCGCCTGTCCACCTGTGCTCCGGCGGCTTCCAGTGCGGCGGCGGCGATGCGGACTTCCTCAAGACCGGCCTCGCCTTCGAGGACCGGGCTGACCAGTTCGTAACCGCAGGAGCCGTCGGTGACGATCTTCCACTGCGGCGTGGTCTGGTGGGTGTAGCCCATGTATTCGACCTGGATCCCGGCGGCCCTGAGACTCATGAGGGCGGCATCGACGGTGATGGTGGAGAGGAATTCGATTTCGACTCCGAAGCGGCGGTCCATGGTTGGCGTTGTCATGTGTAATATCTGCCATGGTGCCACCTACTGTCCATGTCTTTCTTCATCAGTATATGTCTTTTTTTCGGAGGCCGGAATGATGGTGGATTGGCATGGATTCTGTGCCGCAGGACGCGTGCCAAGCGTTCCTAACATGCCATATTTGACAGATAAAAAACACGCCGATTTTATCCGAAAAACATGGACACAACTGATCGACATGGCAGATCAGTAACGATGAAAGCAATACTAACGAACAAAGTCATAGAGTCCATCAAAGCAACGCTGGCCTCCGCCGAAGTCAGCCTGTCAGAAGCCCGCACCGCCCTCGTCTGCGACGCCCCGAGCGCCAATTCCAAGGCCCTTGCCAACCGCCTGTCAGACCTCGCCACCCACGAGGGCAGGGTCCATGTCCTCCGCGTGATCTCCAACATGATCGAGAAAGGACGCGGCGATTTCATCGCCGACCAACTCGAAGACTTCCTCCTTGCGGGTGCCGACGATTCATGGAGCGGGAGGACGAACGATGTCGCCCGCGCAAGGTTCGACGGGATCCGCCACCAAGTCCGCGCAATCCGCGACTTCTTCAACCGTCAATAACTCCCATCAGCCACCGCCATGCAACCAACACCAATCGACTTCACCAAATGGACCGACGCCCAATTGAACGAGGCTCGCCGCTTCGCTGACTCAAGCCCGAGCGGGCAGGCGCTCCTCGCCGAAATCGCCCGCCGCAAACAGGCCGGGACATGGCTCACGGACGGCTCCACCGAACGGGTCGCCGCCATCATCGCAAGCAACGCCAGGAACCGCCGCCGCCGCGATTGACCCACCACTCACCATTATGAATACCACCGCACAAGCAATCGCAATCCGGCCGGCCATGCTGGCGAAGAACTGGACACCCGGCACCCGGCCCGACGGCTGGTGGATGTCCGAAAAGCTCGATGGCGTCCGCGCCATCTGGGACGGCGAACACTTCCGCTCCCGTGGCGGCAACATCTTCCACGCCCCGGCATGGTTCAAGGCAGGACTGCCGGCCCTGCCGCTGGACGGCGAGCTGTTCGTCGGGCGCGGGAAGTTCAACGACGCGGTCTCCCAAGTCCGGTCCCACACTGGCAACTGGTCCGGAATTACCTACCTCGTCTTCGACCTCCAGACGGACGGCCCGTTCGAGGACCGCTGCCGCACACTGATGGCTCTGGATCTCCCGGCCCATGTCCAGATCGTCGAGCAGGTTCTCTGCCGGTCGCAGGCGGCACTGGATGAATTCGAGCGGGGCATCCTGCACCTCGGCGGCGAGGGCGTCATGCTCCGCGCCCCACGGTCGTCCTATGATGCCAAGCGGTCGGGCCACCTGCGCAAGCTCAAGCGGTTCATCGACGACGAGGCCACCGTCATCGGCCACCAGGACGGCGAAGGCAAGCACGAGAACCGGCTCGGCGCGCTGGTCTGCCAACTCGCGGACGGCACCCGGTTCCGCGTCGGGTCGGGCTTCACCGACGACCAGCGCGAAGCACCTCCGGCCATCGGTGTAAAGATAACATTTCGCTACTTCGAACTTACGCCGGATGGCGTGCCCCGGTTCCCCACTTTCCTTGCGGTTAGGGATTATGAATAGGCATTCGAGTCCGACGAAAAAAAGACGAAAAATGATATGGACATGATCGACCAATATGACAAATCACTAACGATGAAAGCAACAACACTATCCACCGCAACAGTTGAGGGAAAAGAAGTGAAAGCCGGCGATGTCGTCGGATTCAAATGCGATGTCGAGCAATACGGAACGATCACCAAGATCGAACGTGACTGGTTCGGGACGGTGACCCTGACGCTCCAAGCGTTTGGCACGTTCACCGGCGAATACATCGGAGGCCAACAGGTGACTACCGAGCGGGCCGCCGACTGCTGGCTCTGAAATCACAACCAACCTAACACCCATAGATCCCATGAAACCACAATCCGACATTCTGGACAAAATCCGCAAGCTCCTCCGCCTGGCCGACCGCTCCCGCGGTTCCACCGAGAACGAGGCGAAGGTGGCACTCGCCAAGGCACAGGAACTCATGACCCGCCACAACATCGACTCGGTTTTGTTCCGCATGGAACATGGCGAATCGTCCACCGCGTCCTTTACCGTGGACAAGGGCAAGGTCGATCTGCCCAAGACGCTCAACCCGGCCGATCTGATGATCCTCTCGCTGCTGCAAGCCCACTTCAATGTGCGGACCATCCTGATGCCCGGTGGCAGGGGCACCCCGGTGGACATCATCGGTGCCCCCGAGGATGTGGACTTCGCCATCTACGCCTTCAACTTCCTCCGCGAGACATTCTTCCGCTGTTGGAACGAGTTCAAGCGGACGCGGACCAACCCCGACAAGGCGTCCTACTACCGGGGCTTGCGTGATGGGATCAACGCCGAACTCAAGGCGGCGAAGCAACGGGCCGAACAGTCATACGCTGGCAACCAGCGCGACGCCTACGCACTGGCGGTCGTGGACCAGACGGCGCTCATCACCCGCTACGTCGATGACCACTACGGCAAACTCCGCACCCGCGCCGCCCGGGCCCGCCGGGTGGACTCATCCAGCTACTTCGCCGGTGAGACCAAGGGCCGCACCATCCAGATCAACCGCCCGCTCGCCGGGTGAAACGACTCTCCCGTAACCAACAACACCAACCCCAACCTAACACAACAATGAACAAACTGTATTGGATCGTCTGCGACGACAAAGACAACAACGTATTCGAAGGCCGCTACCAGGGACGTACCCGAGGCGAGGCCCTCAAGTTCCTCAAGCAGTCCGTCGGGCGCAAGAGCCTCAACGGACTGGTCTTCACCATCACCGAAATCCCGGTGCCGCTGATCCGCGAG